ATGAAGCAGGCTCTGATCGCGTTTGCGCTGCTGGCTGCACCGGCTGCAGCGGCCGAGGACCCGCACAAGCTGGCGCTGGCCGCCGGTTACAAGGCAGCCTTTCTTTGCTCTGGGCGGTGGAATGCCGGGCAGGATGTCGCCAGCATTACCCGCGATGATCTGACCGGTATCTACCGCGAGTATCAAGACGGCGTGACCACATTGCCCGCCGCCATCGACGAAGCAACGCGAACCGTATCGGTTCCTTTTGCCAGCAATATGCCGCCACGCATCGCGGCGTGGCGGCCCTTGCTCGGCTGCGCGCAGCTGCCGCCGGGGGCCGGGCCGGACGCTGCTGCTGCCCTGCCGCGGTTGGTGCCGGGACTGACGGCACCCGATCTGGCGGCAACCGATGCCATGGCCTGGCCACTGGGCGATGCCGGCGCCGTGCAGCCGCTGAAGAAGCGCAAGGCCCGCGCCGCGCTCGATGAAGTGGTGGCGACGGCCTTTGCCAGCGATCGTACTACGGCGGTGATCGTGCTGAAGGACGGCAAGATCATCGCCGAACGCTATCGCGCCGACTGGACCATGCACACGCCGCAGCGCACGTGGAGCGTGGCCAAGTCGCTGACCGCCACACTGGTGGGCCGGGCGGTGCAGAAGGGGCTGGTGGACGTGAACCAGCCGGCGCCGGTGCCGCAGTGGCAGGGTGCCGGCGATCCGCGCGCCGCCATCAGCTGGAACCAGCTGCTGCGCATGAACAGTGGCTTGTGGACGGCGGGGCCGGGCAACCGCACGGACGAGGTGTATGTGGGCGGCGCGCTGGTGGCGCAGACGGCGGCAACGATGCCGCTGGAGCATGCACCGGGCAGCCACTTCAATTACAGCAACAACGATATCATGCTGGCCGGGATGGCCCTTTCGCGCACGCTGGCGAAGGATGGTGGCCGCCACGCGGCGCTGGCCTTCCCGTTCACCGAACTGCTGTGGCCGCTGGGCATGACCCGAACCACGCCAGAAACCGACTGGCAGGGCGATTTCGTGCTGTCGAGCCAGGTGTGGATGACGGCGCGCGATCTGGCCCGGCTGGCGCTGGTGTATCAGAATGGCGGCAAATCAGGGCTTGGGCCGGGCGGCCAGCAGCTGCTGCCGTCCGATTGGTCGGCGTTTGTGGAGGCCCCGGCGATGACGCAGCCGCAAGGCCGCTCGGAAGGCTATGGCGCCGGCTTCTGGCGGTGGGGCGGGCTGGGCGCGCATGATGCCGTGCCGGCGCTGCCCGTTGGCACCTATGCGATGAACGGCAATCGCGGGCAGTTTGCGGTGATTGTGCCGGGCCGGAACATCATCGTGATCCGGCGCGGCTTCGATCTGCCGGCCGCGCCTTTCGCGATGCCGCGCTTTGCGGCGGAGGTGGTGGCGACGCTGGATAAAATAACCAAATAGGCACTTTATTCATTGACAAGCGTAACGCTTTTGGTTATCAATACGGCATGCCTGCGGAATCGGCCTGAACAGAGCTGAAGCCGCCGCCTTCCAGGAGCTTCCTGCATGCTTGATGCGCTTGCCGCGCCGGCGATGGCTGGTGACATGTCTGCTGTGGTTGAAACGGCCGCACCGGCCCGCAAACCGCGCGACCGTTCGCTGGAACGGCACCGCCATCGCCCGGGCTCTCGCGAAGCGCGGCGGCTGGTGGGCAGCCGCAAGGATCGCATGGCCTTTCTGGAATTGCTGGCCCGCCATGGCGATCCGGCCGTGGCCGCCGATCAATTGGACCTGCCGCTGTTCGTGCTGTTCCGTCACCGCGATGCCGATCCGGCCTTTGCTGCCGAATGGCTGGCCGCGGTGAATTACGCCTGGGAACGGGTGGAAAGCCGGGTGCTGGCGGCATTGCTGAGCGACACGACCGATACGCCCGATGAAACGGGCAAGCCCGCGCGCAGAACGGCCGTGGGATCGGGCATGATCGATACCAGGCTGGCCCTGGCCATCGTGGCGCGGCGGGACAAGCCGGTAACGCACAAGGGCGCCGTCCGACCGCACGACGGCGCCGCCGCCGCGCGGCTGCGCGCCGAACTGCGGGCGCTCGCTGGCCTGACCGACGCCGGCAAGTGAACCCCGCCGGTTCGCCCGGCTGACCTACTTTCCCCGACTTGAGTCCGGTTGCAGCCGGCGCAGCCGGAGTATCGCGCGATGGCGGATGTGGGCGATGGCCTTCCCCTGATCGAGCTGTTTCGATTGTTGTCGATGGACCGCCGCCGCCGGTTTCTGCGGCGTCATGGTGAGGACAGGCTGCTGGAAGAGTTGCTGGGCGAAGGCAGCCTGCGCCCGGCCCAGTGCCCGCCCGCCGGCGATTGGGGCATCTGGGTGGTGCTGGCCGGGCGCGGTTTCGGCAAGACTCATGCCGGCGCGCACTGGGTGCATGCCCGCGCCGCCGGGCCACGGCCGCGCCGTATTGCGCTGGTGGCGCCCACGCTGGATGTGGCCCGCGCCGTGATGGTGGAAGGCGAATCCGGCTTGCTGGCGCGGTTGCCGCCGGGTGAGCAATTGACCTGGCAGCCCAGCGCCAAGCGGCTGTTGTGGGGCAATGGCAGCGAGGCCCGGCTCTATTCGGGAGCGGAGCCCAATGCCCTGCGCGGCGGCCAGTTCGATTATGCCTGGGGGGATGAATTTGCCCATTGGCCGGGCGGCGAAGACACGGTGATGAACCTGCGCATGGCGACCCGGCTGGGCGCTGCGCCGCAGATATTGCTCACCACGACGCCGCTGCCACTGGCGTGGTTGAAGGCCCTGATTGCCGAAGCTGGCGTGGTGGTGACGCGCGGCCACACGGCAGATAACGAAGCCAATCTGCCGCGAACCTATCTGGCGCGAATGGAGAAGCGCTTTGGCGGCACGGCGACCGGCCGCCAGGAACTGGCGGGTGAAATCGTCGACGATCTGGCCGGCGCCTTGTGGACCCGGGCGCTGATCGAGCGCCAGCGGGCGGTGATGGTGCAGGGCGTGTCGCGAGTGGTGGTGGGTGTTGATCCGCCGGCCGCGGGTGGCACCTGCGGGATCGTGGTGGTGGCGCTGGGCGAGGATGGCCAGGCCTATGTGCTGGATGATGCCAGCGTGACCGGGCAGCGGCCGGAACAATGGGCGCGGGCGGTGGTGAAGGCCGCCGATCGCTGGCAGGCCGATCGGGTGATTGCCGAGGTGAACCAAGGCGGTGACATGGTGGTGGCGACCCTGAAATCCGTCGACGCCGCGCTGCCGGTGCTCACCGTGCGGGCGAGCCGCGGCAAGGTTGCCCGGGCTGAGCCGGTGGCCGCGCTGTACGGCGAAGGCCGGGTGTTTCATGCCGGGGTGTTTCCGGCGCTGGAGGACCAGTTGTGCGGGCTGCTCGCCGATGGCCGCTATGCCGGGCCGGGGGCGTCGCCAGACCGGGCTGATGCCTGTGTGTGGGCGCTGACAGCGCTGTTGCTGGCAAGCCGCACCGGGTTGCCGACTGTTCGCAATCTCTAACCAAAAGGGTTATCCGCCATGCGATTGCCGTTCTTGCGGACGAAGTCTGCTGCGCTTGGCGCAGGACCGCGAATTCCGAGCTGGGCCACACCGCTGGTGGAGGAGGGCAGCAGCTATGCCGGCCAGGTGCAGGCAGCGTTCCTGGCCAACCCGGTGGCGGCGCGCGCTATCCGCATGGTCACCGAGAGCGCCGGCGGTGCGCCGGTGGTGAGCACGCCGGGCGATCACCCGGCGCTGGCGCTGCTGCACAGTTGCGGCTTTGGAGCGTCGGGGCCGGGCCTGCTCGAAACCCTGGCCGGGCACATGTTGTTGCATGGCAATGCCTATATCGATGTGGCGGTGGGTGCCGATGGCCTGCCGGCGGCGCTGTTTGCGCTGCGCCCGGAACGGGTGAGCATCGAGGTGGATGGCGAAGGCTGGCCGGCGGCGCATGTCTATCGCGCCGGAACGGCGGTGCGGCGCTATCCGGTTGGGGCGAACGGCGGCCTGCTGCACATCCGCAGCTTCCACCCGACCGATGATCATCATGGCGCCGGTTGCCTGGGTGCGGCGGCGAGCGCGGTGGCAGTGCACAATGCGGCGACGCGCTGGAACAAGGCGCTGCTGGACAATGCGGCGCGGCCCAGCGGGGCGTTGGTGTACCAGCCTGGTGACGGATCGACGCTGAGCCCGGACCAGTTCCAGCGCTTGAAGACCGAGATGGAAGCCGCCTTCGCCGGTGCCGCCAACGCCGGGCGGCCGATGCTGCTGGAAGGCGGGCTGAGCTGGCAAGCGCTCAGCCTGTCGCCGGCGGAGATGGATTTTGCCGGCATGCGTGAGGCGGCGGCGCGGGATATCGCGCTGGCGCTGGGCGTGCCGCCGCTGCTGCTCGGCATGAAGGGCGACAATACTTACGCCAATTATCGCGAGGCAAACGTGGCGCTGTGGCGGCTGACTCTGTTGCCGCTGCTGACGCGGTTGCTCACCGCTCTGGCCGCGCATCTCAATTGGTGGTGGCCGGGCCTGGTGCTGAAGCTGAACCGCGATGCGGTGCCGGCCTTGTCGGAAGATCGGGAACGCTTGTGGGCGCAGGTGAGCGCCGCCGATTTCCTCGATCCGGCTGAAAAACGGCGGATTCTCGGGCTGGAGGATGGCCAATGACGGGCATTTTGGAAGGATTGGTGGCGCAGGCGGAGAGCCAGGGTGCCGCACGGGTGACGCTGCAGGCCATCGTGGAAGAAGCCGCCGAGGCTGGCGCGGCCCGGGCGCTGAAGCGGCTGGGCCTGATGGACGAAAGGGCCGGCGACGACATCCAGGAACTGCGTGAACTGGTGCAGGGCTGGCGTGACGTGAAGAAATCGGCGCTGCGCAGCTTCATCGGTTGGTTGATGCGATCCATCGTGGCGCTGCTGCTGCTGGGGCTGAGCTTCAAGCTGGGGCTCCTCCAAGGCGAAAAGCCATGAGTGCTCTGCGCATCGCTGGTTATGCCAGCGTGTTTGCCGTGCCCGACAAGGGCGGCGACGTGGTGATGCCCGGCGCTTTTGCCGAGGCGGCAGCGCCGATCCCCTTGCTGTGGCAGCACAAGCCGCATGAACCGATTGGGTTCGTCGACAGTCTGAAGGAAGATGCGCGCGGCCTGCGCATCACGGCGCGCATCGTGCGCGAAGGGCGCGGTGCCGAAGCATCGGCGCTGGTGCAGGCCGGCGCGCTTTCGGGCCTGAGTTTTGGATACCGGGTCAAGGCGGCCAGCCCGACCCGGGGCGGCCGCCGCCTTGAGCGGATCGAACTTGTTGAAGTGTCACTGGTGACCTTCCCGATGCAACGGGAGGCACAGGTGCTGGGCTGGCAAGAGGAGAATGAGGATGCTTGAACTGAAGACTGATCCGCTGGCCGCTGTGTTCGATGCGGCCGAAGTGACTGCGCCCGTGGTGGAAACACCGCTGACCCGCCCGGCGCTGGAGGCCAAGGCGGTCACTATCACGCCGCCGGCCAAGGGCGGCCTGGGTGTGCCGCTGGAAATCGATGCCGTCATCAACCGCGTGCTGCTGGCCGCTTCGCCGATCCGCAGCATTGCCCAGGTGGTCGATATTGGTTCGTCTGCCTATCGCCGGCTGATCACCACCAGCGGCGTGGTTTCGGGCTGGGTTTCGGAAACGCAGGTACGCCCGGAAACGGAAACGCCGAACTTTTCGGAAATCGCGCCGCCGATGGGTGAGCTTTATGCCAATCCGGCCGCCAGCCAGGCGATGCTGGATGATGCCGGCTTCAATGTCGAAGCCTGGCTGGGCGAGGAAATTGGCCGCGAGTTCGCCCGCGCCGAGGGCGTTGCCTTTGTCACCGGTGATGGCGTGAACAAGCCGCGCGGTTTCCTGACGGCGCCCACCGCCGCCACGGCGGATCTGACGCGCCCGTTCGGCACGCTGCAGTTCATCACGTCGGGCGCGGCGGGCAATTTCGCCGCGACCAACCCGCAGGATCGCCTGATCGACATGGTGCATGCGCTGGCCAGTCCCTATCGCCAGGGTGCGGTCTGGGTGATGAACAGCGCCACGCTGGCGCGCATCCGCAAGTTCAAGACCACCGATGGCGCCTTCATCTGGCAGCCGGGCCTGGGCCCCGAACAGCCGCAGACGCTGCTGGGCCATCGCGTGGTGGAAGTGGATGCGATGCCTGATGTGGCGGCCGACAGCCTGTCGATCGCCTTCGGCAATTTCCAGGCCGGTTACCTGATCAGCCAGCGTGCCGAGACCACCGTGCTGAAGGATCCTTACAGCAACAAGCCCTATGTCCACTTCTATGCCACCCGCCGCGTGGGCGGCACCGTGCTGGACAGCCGGGCGATCAAGCTGATGCGCTTCTCCGTCTGAGACGGATGAAGGGGCGCTGCCGTTCCCCCCCTGCGGCAGCGCCCACCCCTTTCCCAAGCAGCGTTCACAAGCTCCGGCGGGTTGCCGCCGGGGAGGAGACCCCTCATGCCCGACAATATCATCGCTCCCGCCGGCGGCATCGCCTTTGCCACCGACGAGGTGGGCGGGGTGCATTTTCCCTATGCCAAACTGGCCTTTGGTGCCGACAACAGTGCGATTGCCGTGGCCGATTCCGAAGGATCGCGCCTGCCGGTGACGGTGCAGTCGCTCGCCACCACCACCCGCGCCTATCTTTATGCCAGCGGCCAGCGGTTGACGACGGCCGGCAGCGGCCAGGTGCGATCGACGGCGGTGGCGGCCAGCGAAGCACTGCTGCACGCCAGCGTGCGCGGCTTCTTCCGTGTGGGCGACAGCAGCGTGACGGCCAGCATCGGCCCCGGTTCGATCCCGCTGGCGGCGGAGGAGAAATTCCACCTGCGGCTGACCAGCGGGCAATTCGTGAGCTTCATCCGCGACGGCGCCAGCGATGGCAGCCTGACCATCATGCCGGTGGCTTGATGATCGGGTTGATTGGCCATGTCGGCCGGATCGGGGCCATCGGCGGCGCGCGTTATGTGCCCGCGCCGCCGCAGGGGCAGCCCGATTTCGCGTTATCCAGCGCCGCCGTCACGACCGGCTGGAGCAACATGATCGTTGGCACGCTGACGCCCATCAACGCGCCTGCGGGTGCCTATTTCGTGCTGGTTGAAGGCGCCGCCGCGAGCGGTGACGAAGCTGGCCTTGCAGTGGTGAACGGCTGATGTCCATTCGTATCCAGACCCTTGGCGCAACCGAGTTGCGGCCCGCCAACACGGTTTTCAAGCGCGATTACCGCACGGCCATCACCGTGGGCGGCGCGTCCGGGCAGGTGGTCGGCTCGTACATGGCGGCCTGGGTAAAGCTGCCCAGCCCGTTCACCGGCAATCAAAGCTTCAACCTTTTCGGCGCTGACACTGACGCCAACGGCCTTGTCAACGAAACGAACCAATCCGGCTTGCAGATCGGCGGCCCGGCTGCCTCTATCGGGCCGCTGCGGATGCGTTGGCGTGTTGGCACCATCTCCGTCAACAACGACGGCATCAGCCAGCTTGCGGCGGGCAACGCCTACCTGGTGCTGATCAGCCCGGCGACAAACATCGGCACCAACGCCAGCCCTGCGTGGATACAGTGGATTGCGTTCTGCGCACCGGGCGGCACCCCGGAAACGCTGGTTGTCGCGCAAAACACCACGCTGACCAATTCTGCCGTTCAGGCGATCATTTCCAACCTGTTCGCCGCCGCCAGCACGCAGAGCACGCGCACGCCGGTTGGTTTCGAGCTTGAGCATGTCGCCTATATCGATGGCGATTTCCCGTGGGATACGGCCAACAACCCCACTGCGGGCGTGACCGGCAGCGGGCGGCCGCACCACGCCGCCATCCAGGCGCTGGCCGGCGCCGGCACCAACCCGTTCCTGGATTATGCCGGGCTGGTGGCAGCGCAGAACGCCGGCACGCTGCCCTATGCCAATTTGCGCTCCAACGGGGACACGCCGGCCCGCCCTGGCCGCGCGGCGGTGTCGTTCTGGTGGAAGCTGCCCAATCTCACCACGCTGGCGAACGCCGGTACCGGCGGCACCAACACGCTGGTCGTCACCAATTACAACAGCCTTTCGGGCGGCCTGACCGATGGCAGCCTGCCGCTGGCGCCCGCGCACTGGGCACCGGCTGGCGCCGCAGCGCCAACGATCACCAGCACGTTCGACAAGTTCATCCCAGGGCGCGGCGCGCAGGCGTTCACGATCAGCGGCACCTATGATGCGGTGAACACTACGGCGCTGGAACGGCGCTGGGTGCTGGCCGGCACGTCTACCCCGGCGGCAGGCCGCGACTGGGCGGATATCACGGGCATCAGCGGCGGCACCTGGTCCTTCACGGAAACCGTGCCCATTGGCAATTACGATCTGGTGGTGCGGGACAAGAACACGCCCGCGCTGTCTACCACGTCCACCGATTGGCTATCGGGCACGCGAGTCCTGCTGCACGGCCAATCCGGCATGGCGCTGGCGCTGCGCGGCGGCCCTGGTGGCGGCCCCAATGGTTCCAACAATCTGAACATTGCGGTGGCCAGCGGCGCGCGGGGCATCATTTTTCGCCTCGACAACATGTACGCCGAAGGCGGCGCGGGCGGTTCCTATGCGCCGCCCGGCCCGTCCACGGTGGCGCTGCGGCCGGGTGAGGCACCCAGCAACTGCGGCCACGGCGCAATCCTGCTGCTGAACGAGTGGAACGCCCACAACCCCGGCCACCCGCTGATGATCTGCAACATGGCAATCAACACACACGGCATGGATCAGTGGACGGCAAACGAAGTCATCCCCGATGGCGACCCTACGTGGCGGTTCATGGGGCCGGCAACACCCACCCCGCCCGGCGTGGCCAACGGCAACGACAGCGGCGTTGTCAGTTATTTCGCGTGGTTGCTGGGAAGCCGTACCGATCTGCATGTGGTGCCATGGCTCCCGGGGCTGAGCATGACCCCGGAAGGCCGCGCTGCCTATGTTGCAGCCATTGATGCGCGCTTCTTCAACTCGCCCAACGCACCGTGGCTGAGCATCCCGCCGTGGCGAGCGCATGTCGATGCCTCGAACAACGATGGCGCATCTGGACCGTCTATCCGCAATCGGCACATCGAGTTCGCCAATGAACTGGGTGTACGCGGCATCCTGGGCCCGACCTGGATGGACACGATCAACGATTTCAACGGCAGCGGCCACGCGGCCTATAACCTGGCCGTTGATAGCCCCGACAACTCTGCCTTCAATGTGAGCGACGGCAATCAGGTGGGGCAGGGCCGGCTTGGGCGCAGCCTGGGCCGGGTGCTCGCGTGGGTTTATGACCGCAGGATAAAGGCCAACGGCCCGCGCCTGGCTGCGGCGTATTTCGGCGATGGCAGTCGCAGCACCATCATGCTGGAACTGTCCCGCGCCTGTCGCACGTTGAACGGCGCGTCACTCTACCCAGGGCAGTTCTGGGTGAGCACCAACAACGGCAATACGTTCATCAACACCGGCTTCACCGCCGCGCTGTCGGCCGATGGCTTGCGGGTGACGCTCACCACCACCGGCTCGGCCTGGCCTGCCACCAATGTGCGGGCAGAAGTGAACTGGCGCATCCCGTTCGGGCCGATTGAAATGCCCAGCGAACGCAATGCCGAAGTTACGGTCTATGGCCTGCTCTATGACAACCAGACTCACCGGGGTGGCACGAACCTTGCCGCCGGTGTGCGCCCTGGTAACCCCCTGCAAGGCACCAGCCGCGCCGGCACGGGCAGCGCGGGCTTGCCGGTGACGGTGAAGGGCGCGGCGAAGCTCCTGGCGACGGAAAAATTCACCGGCAGCCGCACGATCACGGCGCGGATGATGGCGGCAGACGGGGTGACCGTGCTGCGCGAAAAAACCCTGGTCATTACCGCCAGCTGAGGGAGGGCAGGCATGATCCTTACCCATTTCCTGGCGCTGATCGCGTCGCCGGCGTTGCTGATCGATCCGGCGCCAGCGGCCAGTTTGCTGGCCAGTTCGGAACCGCTGGTCAGCAGCGGCGGGCTGGAAGTGGCGCTGGTTTCGGCCCTGAAGGTGCGGGCCACGGCCACAACGCTGCCGGTGCGAGAGCGCTGACCCAAACCCATTATCAAAGGAGCAAGGCTGATGGCGAAATTCGCCAGCAACGAGGTGCTGGATGCCGCGCTGGCCGTGGTGGCCGGAGCCAACCGCATGCTGCTGCTTGCCGGCCAGCCGGCGGGCTATGCCGCTGCCATGGCGGGCGCGCTGGCCGAAACGGCGATGCTGCCTGCCGATTTCACCCTGACAGCAGGCAGCGGTGGTGCGCGTCGGCTGACGGTGGCAGCGCGATCGGGGCTTGTGGCCCAGGCCGCCGGCACGGCCGATCATGTCGCGCTTGTCGATGGGGCCGGTCAGCGGCTGCTCTATGTCACGACCTGCCCTGACCAGCCCCTGATCGTCGGCGGATCGCTGCAGGTGGCCAGCTGGCAGGTGGAGATCGGCGCGCCCCTTTGAGGGCGATCCCTGCGAAACGGCAGCCGGCGCAACCCTTGCGAGGAGTGAGGCACGGATGAACATCTTCCTGAAAGACCCTGGCGGTGTGATCGAACATGCCGTCGATTGGGATGCCGGTTATCTCGCCGGCCGCACGATCAGCCAGTCGATCTGGCAGGTGGAGCCTGTGGGCCTGACGCTGGCCGGCGCCCGTTTGGCGGGCGGCCGTGCCGCCATCACGCTGTCCGGCGGAGCGGGGGGCAGCGTCTATCGCGTCTCCAACCGCGTGACGCTTTCCGACGGCAGCAGCGATGAACGCACTCTGGTGGTGCGGGTGGAGGAACGGTGATGGCGCTGGTGACCATGGAGGCCGGCCCGCTGGTGGTGGGCCTGGCCGAGTGCAAGGCCGCGCTGCGGCTGGAACGCGATGATGAAGATGCCGTGCTGGCTGGGCATATCCGCACCGCCATGGCGCTGTGCGAGGCGTTCATTGGCCAATGGCTGATCGAGCGTGAAGGCGAACAACGCCTGGCCTGCGATCTGGCCTGGCAACGGCTGCAGGCCAGCCCGGTGCAGGCGATCACCGGCGTGTTCCAGGCCGGCGAGGCCGTGGCGACAGGCTGGGAAAGCGACATCGGCGCCGATGGCACCGGCTGGGTGCGCCTGATCGGGTTGCCGCCCCCCACGCAGTCGCTGGCGGTGCGCTTCCGCGCCGGGCTGGGTGCGGATTGGAACAGCGTGCCGGAGCCGCTGCGCGCCGGCATCGTGCGGCTGGTGAGCCATCTCTTCAGTCACCGCGATGCAGCCGATGCCGGCCCGCCGCCGGCTGCTGTGGCGGCGCTGTGGCGGCCGTGGCGGCGGATGCAGCTGGGGTGATGGCGATGGCAGAAGAAAAAGCGGGCGCGTTGGACGAGCGCGTGACGATCGAACGCTGGCAGCCGGCGCGCGATGCGGCGGCCGACGATGTGGGCAGCTGGATCAGCGTGGAGACGGTGTTTGCGCAGGTGAAGCGCGACGGTGCGCCGGGCCGGCAGGTGCAGGGCGAGGCGGCGCGATCAGGCCGACGCTGGCAGGTGGTGATGCGTGATCGCGCAGATCTGGGTCTGGACCTGCGGCTGCGCTGGCGGGAACAGATATTGGCGGTGCGCGCGGTGGAGCGCGACGCGCGGCGGCGGGATTTCGCCACGCTGTGGTGCGACGGGCGGCCGGCATGAGCCCGGCATTGCTGGCGCGCTTGCAGATGCGCGGACGGCAGTTGGCGCTGGCGGCGGCCGCGCGGCTGCGTTGGCGGGTGACGCAGCGTTGGCAGGACTATGGCGTGCTGGATGACGGCAGCGATGGGCTGCGCCTGTCGGGGCCGGGTGTCGCCCGGCGTCGGCGCGGCAACCGCATGTCGCTGCCTGATCCGCAGCTGTTGTGGCCGGGAGACGAATGATGGCGGCAGGATTGGCGATGCAGAAGGCGGTGGTGGTGGCGCTGGCCGAAGTGCCGGGCCTGACCGGCGTGTTTGACGGCCCGCCTGCCGATGCCGCGCCGCCCTATGCCGTGATCGGGCCTGGCCTGGTGACAGACGCCGGCACCAAGACTGAGGTGGCGCATGATCATCGGGTGCTGGTGACGATCTGGGATGATCGACCAGGCGGCGCGCGATTGCAGGCGTTGCTCGGCGCGGCCGAGGTGCGGCTGAGGGCGCTGGCCGGCAGTTGGGACGGGCATCGGATCGTGAATGCGCGGCTGGTGCGTTCGGGTGTGGGCGCGCCGGTGGAGGGCTGGCGGCCGGGCACGATCGAGATGAGGCTCCGCAGCGAGCAAGTTTAGCTGCACCCCGCTCACGCGTCACCCCGGCGAAAGCCGGGGCCCATCTCCCGACCTTGGGTGCTGTCGAAACGTTGAGGCGATGGGCCCCGGCGTTCGCCGGGGTGACGGATCGTTTTTCAGAAAAGGAACAATCACATGGCAATGGAAAAAGGTGCTGCCTTCCTGTTGAAGGTGGGCAATGGTGCCGTGCCGCTGGTGTTTGCCACCGTGGCCGGCCTGCGCACGACGCAGCTGACGGTGAACACCGAAACCGTGGTGGTGACCAACCAGGGCAGCGGCGGCTGGCGCGAGCTGTTGTCGGGGGCGGGTGTGCGTTCGGTTTCGCTGTCGGGCTCCGGCGTGTTCACCGGTTCGGCGGCGGAAACGCGGGTGAAAGCCACCGCGCTGGCCGGCACCATCGATGATTACCAGGTGCAGTTCGAAAGCGGCGAAACGATCACCGGCCGCTTCCAGATCGCCCGGCTGGACTATGCCGGCGATTTCAATGGCGAGCGCACCTACAGCCTGCAGCTGGAAAGCAGCGGGCCGGTGGTGGCGGCGTGACCGCGAACCCACTGCGCGGTGAGGCCGAACTGGTGCTGGGCGGCCAGACGCTGCGTCTGCGGCCAACGTTCACGGCGCTGGTCGCTGCCGAAGCCGAACTTGGCCCGCTGTTCGCGCTGTGCGAACGCGCGGCGGCGGGTCAACTGACCCTGGCCGAAATGGCGGCGCTGCTGTGGCATTGCCTGGCCGAACCGCAACCGCGTGACGCCTTCGCCGAGGCCTTGGTGGCCGGTGGCCTCGCCAACGCGACGCCGGCGCTGCGCGTTCTGCTGGGCCAGATCCTGGCCGGAAAATGACGTTTGCTGATGCCGCACGGCGGGCCGCTCATGTGGCGGCCGGCGCGTTGGGCTGGCGACCCGACGAGTTCTGGGCCGCAACACCCGCCGAACTGGTGACCGCGCTGGGGCTGGATGCCGCGCCGGCGGATGCGCCGGTGGATGGCGGCGGGTTGGCCGCATTGATGGAGCGATATCCCGATGGATGCTGAACCGATCGAGGAACTGGTGGTGAAGGTGCGCGCCGATACCGGTGGCTTCATGGCCGGCGTGAACGATATCCAGCGCACGCTGGATGGCCCGTTCGCGGCCGGGCTTGATCGCGCCGGTTCAGGCCTGTCGCGGGCGCTGGGCCGGGCCTTGTCTGATGGCAAGTTCGGTTTCGACGATCTGCGGCGCATCGCGCTGTCGGCGTTGAGCGACATCACCCAGGGCGCGCTGCGGCTTGATCTGGGCGGGCTGTTCGGGGGCGGCAGTGGCGGCCTTTTGGGCGGGCTGGTCGGCAGCCTGTTCGGCTTGCCGGGCCGGGCAACCGGCGGCCCTGTCAGCGCAGGCCGGGCCTATATGGTCGGCGAGCGCGGGCCGGAACTGTTCGTGCCCACCGCTGCCGGGCGGGTGGAGGCCAATCCGGGCCAAAATAGCGCCCGCATGGTCAATGTCACGGTGAACGTGGCGGCCCCGCGTGACGCGACGCCGGCTGCCATGCAGCAGACCGGCAACCAGGTGGCGCGGGCCGTGGCCCGTGCGCTCGATCGGGCGCGGCCATGATGCGCTGGTGGCTGGCCGGGCCCCAGGATCAGGGCCGCACGCGCTGGGTGCGCCGGTTCGATCCGCGTTGGTGGCTGGTGGATTTCCCGCGCCCGATGATGGCCAGCGCCGTGACCGACGGGCCGGACCGCGTGGTGGTGAACCTGGAATTTCAGCGCCGCGCCGATCTGGCCGGCCTGATCTGGGAATCGGCTGATCGCTGGAGCCATCCGCTGTGCGCGCTGGAAACGCGCCGCGATTATCGCGGCTTGCTGTGGCACTTTCGCTGGCAATCATCTGGCGCTGTGCTGCCGCTGGATGCCGTCAATGGCCCGGTGCTCACCATCGAAGGGCGTGATGCCGTGGGGCAGGCCCGCACCTGGTATGTGCGGCTGTGGAACTATGCCGCCGGCAGCCCCACCGATGCCGAGATCAGCCTTGATTTCGATGCGCTCAGCGGCGGCTTTCTGCTGCCGTCCGAAGCGGATCCGGTGTGGGCCGGCGATATCGACCGGCTGTTCATCAGCCTGGTGCCGCCGGGTTACGACGGTGTCGATGCGCCGCTGCCGGCGGTGGCGAGCGGCGAGGTGCGGCTGACCAACCTGATGGTCGACGGCGCTGGCGCTGTGCTGAAGGCCGGTGATCCGCTGCTGCCGCCGCAGCCGCTGCGCCTGTGCACGGCCTATGACGATCTCTACAACCAGACGCCGGAACGCATATTGGAGCAGGCGCTGCTGCTCGGCTGGCGGGGCGTAATCACCCATTATCTGGGCATGAGCCATTTCATGGCGTTTCTGCCGGATGGGCAGGGCGGCTACCTGGTCGATCCGGCGCGGCCTTTCTGTGGCCCGGCCACCGCTTGGCATCAGGATTTCCTGGCCCGCGCCGGTGCCCTGGGGTTTGCACCCATATTGTCGCTTTCGATGGAGTTGCTGGCGATGCACTGCCCGCCGGCCTGGGCGCAGCGCGATTCGACAAGCGCGCAGGGTCTCACCGGCTGGTCGCCGCCCTCGGCGCTGCTCTCGCCTTGCCAGCCGGCGGCACAGGCATGGCTGCAGGCGGTGACGACCGTGGCGATGGGCCTGGCGGTGGCTGCTGGCGTGGCCCCGGCCTTTCAGGTGGGGGAGCCCTGGTGGTGGGTGGGGCCGAACAACAGGCCCTGCCTGTATGATGCCGCCACCACCGCGCGCTGGCAGGCCGAACGCGGGAGCCCGCCGCCGATCATCGCCGACATCAGGGGCAATAAATCAGCGGCCGAGCAGGCCTATCTGGATTGGTGTGGGGAACGGCTGGCCGAAGCCACGGCCGGCATGGTGGCCGCCGCGCGGGCCGCTGCTCCAGCCGTCGTTACCCACCTGTTGTTCTACACGCCGCAAGTGCTGCTCGGCGATCGGCTCGATCTGGCCCGCGCCAATATGCCGGCAGGTTGGGCCTTCCCGGCCTTCGATGTGCTGCAGCTGGAGGATTACACCTTCGTCACCAGCGCCAATCAGGCCGGCCAGGCGCGGGGCCGCGCGCTGGTGGAGGCGCAGCTGGGTTATCCGCGTGACCGCCAGCATTATCTGGCCGGCTTCGTGCTGAGCCAGAACGATGCCGAGGTGCAGTGGCCGCTGGTCGCCGATGCGGCCGCGGCCGCGCTGGCGCTTGGCGTTGCAGAGACGTTCGTGTGGGCCTGGCCGCAGGTGGCGCGCGATGGCTTCACCCCATTCCAGATTGATGATGCCGATGCGGAGGATGCGATGGCAGGCTTTCACGATGTGCGCTTTCCGCTCGAACTGGGCTTTGGCGCGGCCGGCGGCCCGGCCTTTTCCACTCAAGTGGTGGTGACAGGCTCGGGCGCGGAGCAGCGCAACGCCGAATGGGCTGATGCACGGCTGGAATATGATGCCGGGCTCGGCATCCGTTCCGAGGACGATCTGAAGCGCCTGATCACTTTCTTCCGCGCCCGGCGCGGCCAGGCGCACGGGTTCCGATTTCTCGATCCGCTCGACAACAGCTCGGCCGCTGATGGCGGCGAGCCGACCGCGCTCGATCAGCGCCTTGGGCTTGGTGATGGTGGCGCGACGCGATTTGCATTGGTGAAAAACTACGGCGATGCCGCCTTGCCCGACGAAGCTCCGCAAACCCGCCGCATCACCCGGCCCTGGTCCGACAGCGTGGCGGTGGCGGTGGGCGGCGTCGTGATGCCGAACGGCTGGGCGCTGGCGCCGAGCGGGTATGTCGATTTCGCAGCGGCACCGGCGGCCGGCGCAGCGGTCACCGCCGGCTTCCGCTTCGATGTGCCGGTGCGGTTCGCCACCGATCGCATCGAGGTTTCGATCGCCGGCTGGCGGGCAGGCGAACTGCCCTCTGTGCCGCTGATCGAGATCAGGGAGGATTGAGGCGATGCTGGACGCGGAACTGACGCATCTGGCGCTGTGCTGGCGGTTGGTGCGGCGTGACGGCGTGGCGCTGGGCTTCACCAGCCATGACCGCCCCTTGCTGGTGAACGGCCTGCGCCATGAAAGCCGGCCCGGCATGTCGCCTTCGGCCGTGGTGTTGGGCGACGGCGTTTCGGCCGATGACATGGAGGTGGCTGGCGCCTTGTCGGCCGGGGCGCTCACTGGCACCGATCTGCTGGCCGGGCGCTGGGATGGCGCGCGGCTGGATCTGTTCCTGGTCGATTGGCGTGATCCCGATGGCGGCCAGCAGTGGCTGGCGGAAGGCACCTTGGGTGATGTTGCCATTGGCACCGGGGCCGATGCCGGTTTCACGGCGGAACTGATCGGGGCGGGCGCAGCGCTGGCGGCCAGCGTGGTGGAAAGCTGCTCACCCGAATGCCGGGCGGAGCTGGGCGATACCCGCTGCAAGGTCGATCTGCGGCCACGCGAACGGCTGGTGGCAGTGACCGCCGCTGCCCAGGATCGGGTGCAGATTGCCGGCATCATTGCGGCCGATCATGTGCAGGGCGAACTGGCCGTGCTGGATGGCCCCAACGCCGGATTGGTGCGCCGCCTGCTCGCCGAAGACGGCGGCTGGCTGGTGATGGATGAACCATTGGCGCTGGCCGCTGGAACCCGCGTCCGGCTGCGCCAAGGCTGCGACAAGCGCTTTTCCACCTGCCGCGACCGCTTTGCCAATGCGCGCAATTTTCGCGGCGAACCGCATGTGCCGGGCGCCGATCTGCTGACCCGCTATGCCATCTGAGCGCCGGCTTTCGCGCCGCCGCGCGGCCGCCATCGCCGCCGCCCGCGCCGGGTTGGGCACGCGCTTTCGCGCGCAAGGCCGGCTGATCGGGGTGGGGCTGGATTGCGTGGGCGTCGCCTTGCTGGCGGCGGCCGGCGCGGGCCTGCAGCTGGGGCCGGTGCCGCCCTATGCGCTGGGCGGCGATCATGCGGATCTGCTCGCCGCAACGCTGCGCCACCTCGGCCTTCGCCGGGTACGGCGGCCGCGGCCGGCCGATCTGGTGGAATATGCGCTGGCTCCCGGGCATCGCCATCTCGCCCTGATCACTGATCGCGGCATCCTGCATGCCCACGCCGGGCTGGGCCGGGTGGTAGAAGGGCCTGCGCCGGATGATTGGCCCGTGGTGGCCTGCTGGGCTCTGCCCGGATTGCGATAGGAATTTGGCATGGCAACATTGGTGTTGGGTGTTGTTGGCCGCCTGGTGCTGGGCCCGGTGGGCGGCATTGTCGGCACGCTGCTGGGCGGCGCGGTCGATCGGCGGCTGCTGGGTGGGGGCGGTGGACGAGCCGGATCGCGGCTGGCCAATCCCGAAATCCAGGCCGCCAGCTATGGTGAGCCGATCCCGGTGGTGCGCGGCCGCATGCGGGTGAGCGGCAACATCGTCTGGGCGGCGCCGATTCGTGAGACCACAACCCGCAGCGGCGGCGGCAAGCGCGGGCCGGCCACCACCAGCTACAGTTATTCGGCCAGCTTTGCCGTTGTGCTGGCGGCGCGGGCGATCGTGGCCATCGGCCGTGTGTGGGCGGATGGCAAACTGCTGCGTGATGCGGGTGGCCAGTGGTTGCAGCCGGTGACGATGCGCCTGCACACTGGTTCCGAGCGACAGGCGCCCGATCCGCTGATCGCGGCGGCCGAAGGCGAGGCAACGGCGTTTCGCGGCCTGGCCTATGCGGTGTTCGAGGATCTGCCGCTCGCCGAATTCGGCAACCGCCTGCCCAACCTGTCGTTTGAACTGATTGCCGATGATGCGCCTGTGCCGCTGGGCGCGGCGCTGGCGGAACTGGCCGCCAGAGCCGGCGTGAACCTGCCGGTGAGCGGTGATTTTCCCGAGGTCGCCGGGCTTTATCTTGGCGCGGCGGCCCCGCTGGCCGATTCGCTGGCGCCCTCGCTGAAGGCCAGTGGCGCGGTGCTGGCGGCTGGCCGGGCGTTGGTCGGGCCCGGCCAGCCGGCGCTGGCGATTGCGCCCGGCGGGTCCGCCGATGCCCGCGCGGATGGCCGCCAGCAGGCCAAGGAACGCCATCGCCGCAATGCCGCTGCGTCGTCGCCGGATGCGATCGAGCTGGGCTATTACGACGTTGATCGCGATTATCAGCCCGGCCTGCAGCGGGCGCGTTTGCGGGCCGGGGTGCGCGTTGATGGCGATGGCCTGCCCCTGGCGCTGTCGGCCGCCGCTGCCAAGCAATTGTGCCATGATCGCCTGTTGCGGCTGGCGGCGGCCCGGCAACAGCGCACCCTGCGGTTGCCGTGGCGGTATCTTGGCATCAATCCCGGCGATGTGCTGCGGCTGGACGATCTGGACTGGCAGGTGCGCGAAACCCGATTCGAAAATTTTGTGCTCACGCTCGAACTGGCGCGGGTCGGTACGGCAGCGGCGCTGGCGCAGCCCAGTGATCCAGGCCGGGCGCTTGTGCACGGCGATCAGGCCGCCGGCCCGACCACTTTGCTGGCGCTCGATCTGCCGCCCTTGCCCGGCGAATTGCCTGATGGCCCAAGGCTGTGGATTGCCGGTGCCGGTGCCTCTGCGGGCTGGCGGCGGGCGGGCGTGACGCTCAGCCTTGATGATGGCGCCAGTTATGAGCCGGTCGGCCCGCTGCCGGCACCGGTGATGATGGGGCGCGCCGTTTCGATCTTGCCCGCGGCGATCCCGGCAGGATGGGATCGCTTGGGCCAGGTGGAAGTGGAATTGCTTGCCGACAGCATGTGGCTGGAAAGCCGTAGCGAATCGGCCGTACTGGCCGGCGCCAATCTCGCCTTGCTGGGGGATGAGATCATCCAGTTTGCGACGGCCGAGGCGCTTGGCAATCGGCGCTTTGGTCTGACGGGCCTGCTGCGCGGACGGCGCGGTACGGACCTGGCGGTGGGTACCCATGCGGCCGACGAACGATTCGTGCTGCTGGACCAGGGTGCCATGCTGGCCGTGCCGCTGCCACTGGAACGGCAAGGCCAGGCCGTGTTGCTGCGCGCCACCGGTGCCGGCGATGCAGCCACCCTGCCGGTGGCCGCCACCCTTGGCGGCGCTGCCATCAGGCCGTTGTTGCCCGTGCATCTTTCGTGGCGGCGGCAGGCCGGGCAGCTGCACCTGGCCTGGATTGCCCAGAGCCGGGCCGGCTTTGGCTGGCCCGATCTGGCCGATGTCCCGATCGGCGAAAGCCGGCTGGCGTTTCGCGTGGCGTTGCGCGACGCGGCGGGAACCGTCGCGGCAGCAGAGGTGAATGCACCGTCATGGACCGTGGCTGATCGGGCCGGACCTCTGTGGCTGGATGTGGCCCAGGTGGGTGCCACGCTAGGCCCTGTCGCCACTTTGCCCATAACCTGA